AGGCGCGGCAAGAGATCATGAATGCCTTGGGCGCGGCAGGCCTGGGCCAGTTTCAGGAACTGATCGGTTTCTCGCAGGACTTCCGGGGGCAGTTGTCGAACATCTTTCGCGGGCTGGACCGGACCAACTTCCCGACCGAGTTGCAGGGAATTATGGAGCGGCTGCCCGGGGGCATGGATGCGTCCCGCGAACTGATGCATAACGGTGGCCGGACTGAGCGCACCGACGAGATCTGGAACCAGCTTCGGAATATCTCGGTGTTTGGTGATGGCTTTGCGCGGCAGCGGTCGCAGGAAGTGATCGACCGCCAAGGGTTCAATCAGTCAAACGCGGAACTGCGGCAGGGGGCCGGGAACGTAATCGCCAACAACGGCATGACGGCAGACCTGGCTGACGCCCAGCGGATCGCCATGGGGCTGATTTCGTCCGGCGGGCAAACGCCCGAAACCCGCGAGATGGTCGGTCGAGCGATGGAGGTTATCCGGAACGGTGGCCGGGATCAGGGGACGCAGGCGCTGTCCCGGGCCGGTCAGAACATCCTGGATTCGGGCGGGATGACCCAGGACATGTCCGGGTTCCTGGCCCGCATCATGCCCCTGATTCAACAGGGCGGTATGACGCCAGAGGCGCGGCAGTTGTTCGGAGAGATGATGGAGATCGTTCAGGCGGGCGGTGCCGGTGGCGCAGTCCGGCCAGACACTGAGGCTCTGTCGCTGGCCCGGGACCAGGTGGCGACGGCTACTCGGCAGGCCAGCGAGTCGGCGCGGCGGCAGGCGTTGCAGCGGCAGGGCGGGGCGGCAGTCAGCGGTCTGTCGATGGACGTCATGAATCAGTTTGAGGACTCGGCCATGCAGGCCGAAGCGGCGGCCTTGAGAGAAACCACGGCTGCTCAGACGGCAGCCAGACTCCAGCAGTTGGGCATGGCCAGCGGGGTGGCCGGTGATGTCTCCAAGTCGGCACAGGCACTGCTGGGCCAGTTGAGCCAGTCGGGCGCGGATGTGTTCCGCAGTGCTGCCAGCAACATGAACACCGGTGCCGGTCTGATGCAGGCGGGCGAGACGGCGGCGATCCAGCGGCTGGGGCTGGGGCAAGAGGGCGTCTCTCAGGGGCTCCTGTCGGAGTTGCAGCGCATGGGGATTGGTGGAGATCTCTTGGGCACGGCCAACCAGGCCGCCCTGGGCCGGTTCAACACGGCCATGAACACCGCGCTCGGAACAGAACAGATTGCCTCGGGCAACTTCCAGCAGGCCATTCAGTCGCTGCTCAGTGAGACAGGTTTGAGGATCGGGGCCGGTGAGGGCCTCAGTCGCCTGTTCGGTGTCGAGACGGGGCGGTTTGCCACCGGGCTTCAGGGGCTCCAGGGGCTGGCCGGTCTGGGCGTCAATGCGTCACTCGGGCAGCAGGGGATGGACCTGTCGCGGGTCCAGGGGCAGTTGCAGGCGCAGTTGTCATCCATGGGGCTGGACCAGGGCACGATCAATTCTCTCGTGGGCCAATGGCTGAACGGGTCGCAGGGCCTGACCGGACTGGCCGGGATCTTTGGCGGGCTGGCCAACACGAGCCTGGGCGGATTCTCCTCGATCTCGAACAGTCTCATCCAGGCGGCCATGCAGCCCGGGTTCTGGGAGCGGCTGGCGAACACGGCAGTGAGTGGGGCCGTTGGTGGGCTGACCGGCGGCCTGGGTGGCGCATTGGCCGGTGGTGGCGGCCAGCGGGGCGTCCCCAGTCCCCGTGGCAACCTCGGAGGTAATCTCTAATGGCCGACCAATCGAGCAGCCTGATCGCGCAAATGATGCAGGGTGTGCAGGCGCAGCAGCAGGACGCGCAGGCGCAGCAGGCCCAGCAGGAGAAAGACGAACTCGGGGATTTGACCGGGAACCTGCTGAAAGGCTTCCTGATGCAGACCGCCCCGGGGCAGCCCGTCTCACGCGAGGAGTTCGACCAGCGGTTCCGGCAGAACATGTCGCCCGCCCGCGAGATCCTGGCCAACGTGATGATGGGGATTTCGAGTTCGTTTACCGGGCAGAAATTCCAGGCCGTCCGAGAGCAAGCCTGGCAGCAGGAGCAGCAGACAGAGGTCCTGCGGCAGCAGGCAGAGCAGCAGCGTTCGCAGCAGATGATCGGGATGATGACCATCTTGCAGCGTGAGGCCGAGGCGCGACGGCAGGCTGCCGCCCAGAACGAACTGACCCAGATTCGGCAAATCAGCGATGCCAACACGCGGCAGATGAAGATGCTCGAACTGGCCATGAAGAACCACTGGGACGAGAAGAGGTTCAACTCCGAGGTGGAACTGAATACGGCCAAGATGAAGCAGGACGCCGAGAAGATGGAGTGGGAAAAGTGGAAGGCTCGGTCGAAGAACAGCGATCCACTGATGGACGCCGCAGTGAACAGCGTGATCCCGCAGCTTGAGGCCGCCGGTCTGGATCTCACCAAGCCTGAGAACCAGGACCAGATGTGGAAGCAGGCGTTTGTGGTTTATGAACAGCTTCTGGCCAAGAAAGAATCCACCGAAGCCAAGTTCAACCCGAAGAGCGAGAGGCCGTTGCGGCTCCAGCTATTCCAAGTGACCGGCGAGGACGGCAAACAGTACTCAGTCGGCGTAAACCCGTACACCAATCAGGTGATCGGCGGGACCAAGATCGGGACCAACCTGAACGGCGAAAAACTCCAGAAGGTCCTCGCGATGCAGCAGGCGACCTCGTCTCTCCGGATGGCCCTTGAGTTCGCCAAGCAGTACCCCCAAGACCTGGGGACGTATGCCAACATGCTGTCGCCAACTATCAGGGCGAGGCTGGGGCAGCTTCCGGCCAGCGAACGAACAGTCCGAGGGCTGTTCAACAACGCCATCGCAGAGTACCTCCGAAGCGAGTCCGGTCTGTCGATGACCGAGTCAGAGCGGTCCTTCCTGCGCGAAGGCGTCCCGGAGACTTTTGAAAAACCCGAAGTCTTCTTCCCTGCCGCCCAGTCGTTCCTCGTGATGATGGAAGCCGGGAAGTTCAGGACGCAATACGGGCTCGACCTCGACCTGACCAAGACGCTGAAGAAGATGCACACGCACTCGGTCGAGCAGATTAAACGGGGCAACCTTCAGGGGGTCAAGATCCCATCCACGGACTTGCTCCTTCAGGACGCCGCATACGAGAACGGTGTGACCCTGGTCAAAACGCCGACAGGAGGATGGGAAATTGCCCGATAAGTCGCCGCTGGAACAATTCTTCGAATCGAATGAATCTGTGGCCCGTCAGGCCGCCCCCGAAGTCGGCCATGCGGTCGAGGAGACGGCGCGGCAGGTTGTAGGCCGTGGTGCCAATGCTGTCGGTCTGGGTGTGTCCGGGGCGCAGATGGCAGGCCCGCTGGGAGGTCTGCTGGGCGGGCTGGCCGGTGCCGCTATGCCGCCGTCCGGTAACCCCGGAATGGACGTCGGTATGGTCGGCGGCGAGGCCCTGGCCGGGATGCTGACCGGCGGCAAGGGCAGACTCATTCAGGGATTCGCGAAGTTGCTCGGGGCCGGGACCGGCGGTGCGACCGGCGCGATGGTGGATCGACTCTCCAAACCCGACATGACTCACGAAACGCCCTGGGGCCAGATTGGTTTGTACGTCGGAATTGATGCGCTGGCGCTGGCGGCAGGCGGCGTGATGGGCAAGCTTCTCAGCCCGACGCCCCTGGTGGACGACGTTGCGAAGGTAAAAGGGGCAACTGGGGTCGATGTCCCGCTCGGGATGGGCGAGAGGTTTGGCGGCCCGATTGAAACCATGAGCCGCTTCTTCTCCCCGGGCCAGGGGGCCGGTGCGCGGCTGACCAAGATGCAGTCGGATGCGCTGACGAAGGCGACCGACAAGCTGTTGAGCATCGACATCCGGAAGCCGACGCCTGCGGTCGAGGCCGCCGGTAAGAGCCGCGTCGATCTCAAAGGGGCCGTCGAGGACTGGCGCGAGGCCAACGCTGTGACCGTGCGCGAACCGACCGGAATGGTTGACTCGCGGGGTCGGGACCTCTTCCGCGACGTCAAGAAGCTTCCGCCCCGGGAGGACTTCGGGCGCAGCCTCGGCATGGACAAAGAGGAAACGAGTCTGTTCTTCTCGGCCATCGAATCGGACACCCAGGGGTTCCTCGACAAGCTTCTGGGCGGGAACAAGGAGACGCGCCTGCGGGGCCTGATTGCCCTGCGCGGCGTCATCAAGGCTGCCGACGACACCGACGATACCCTGGGGGCCACCATCGGGGCCGGTCTGGTCACCCGGGTCCTGAAAGAGGGCGGTGCGTTCTCGTGCGATATTGCGTGCGGGCAGCAGTTCCACAAGGCCCTGTTCGAGAACTTCGGGAAGGACAAGTTGCAGTTGGTGCTGGGCCGGGAAAAGACCGAGGCCCTCGAAACTCTCGCCAACGTGATCCAGAAGATCGATCCGGCGGCCAAGCTGAACCTGGTCGAGAATGGTGTCTCGCCGGGGCAGCGGGGCGCGTCATACGTCGGCCAGAAGCTTCTGTTCACGATGTCTTCGACTGGTGCTGGCATTCTGGGCGGCACCCGGGTCGGATCGGAGCCGCTACTGACCGCCATGGCCGGTGGCGCAATCGGTCTGACGCTGGCCCTTCCGGCTTACGCCTTTATTGCGCAAACCCTGAGCAACCCGGCCCTGGCCAAGATGTTCCAGGCGTTCGCAGAAAATGGTGACCCTCTCCTCGGTGCCAGACTGGTCCGCACAGTCATGTCTGGTCAGCAGTCGCAACGGCAGGAACGGCAGGCCATCGCGCCCACATCGACGCCCCGGACCAAGCTCGAAGAACTCTTCGCCAAGTGACCTGGTACAATGTGGGCATGAAAGCCGAGACAAAAGCGCCGTCCCTGGGAGAAGGCTTGCTGGCCCTGGCGGGCCTGGGCCTTATCCTCGTTCTCTTCTTCCCGTTGCTGATTCTGCTTGTCGGTTAACGCCATCTCTTCTTCGGTTTGGCCGGTTCGTCCTCCACGGGTTCAAGGACCGGCCTGACCAGCCCGCCTTCAGTCAGTCCCAGCTTGATGATGTCGTCGGGGCGCTTGGCGTGCCTCAACTCCATCCCCGCGTGCAGCCGCCACCATTCGTCTGCCCGCATGGCCGGAAACCGCTGGAAGGTGATCAGGCTATCAGGGCTGTCGAACCACTTGGCCGCGCCCCGAAAGTTGTACGGCGAGTAAGGGTCCCAGTTGGCGGCGTCTTCGCCTTTGGGCGGCTTACCGTAGTGATGCAGCAGGATCAATCCCATCTCGGGGAACTCACTCAGTAAGTTATCCAGGTTCAGGAACAACCTGTTGACATCGTTGTTACTGTTCTCGTCGCCCGCCAGGCACTTACTGATCGGGTCGAGGATGACCACCTTTGCGCCGGTGGCCTTGACCTCTTCGCGCAGCTTGGCGATCCCCGGGCCGGTATCCAGATAGAAATCCGGCGGCTTGGACAGGAAGAAGAGATTGTCCGGCGGCCTGATCCCCAACTCCTTGTATCTCATCTGGACCCGTTCCTGGAATCCGTACACACCGAGTTCTTTATCGACGTAGAGGGTCGGCGTCGGCTCGATCACATGATGATTCAGCCCCCATACCTGCCCGCCAACGCCCAGACTGTGCGCCAGGTCGAGCCCCAGGAAGGTCTTGCCGATCTTCGCGGGGCCGCCCATCAACAACACGCCACCCTTCAATAAAAGGCCCCCACTTATGATCGCGGGGGCCTCAGGAAGGGGACGGAGGTAAAGGTCTAATAGCCTCTGGGCCATTAGGCCGCCGGTCGGGACATCAGCAGACGCGCAAGAATCGACCGGGCGTCACCCGGTTCTTTGGTGGCTTCCTCTTTCTCTGGGGCCTCTTCGGGCCGGTTCTCTTCGATCCAGGCCAGCATGGCCAGGTTGGTAATGGCAGCCTTGAGATGGTCAATGGGTGTGTCATACTCGCCGTATTTGTCCGGCCCGGTGGTGTTCCCATTGGCATAGTTCATCAGGTGCTCGATGGCGTGGCTGGTGCGGTCCTTGATGAACACGGGATCGTTGACGCCTTTCTTGTAATTGTTCTCGCCATGGTGTTCGGCGCCCAGGCCCAGCCGCTCGGCAATGTAGCGCACCGCTTCGACGGGCACCAGGTCATACCGGGGCTTTATCTCGGTGCTCTTTGCCCCGCTGGAAAACTCGGTCATCTTAGCGTTCGCCATCGACTAATACTCCTCCTTCCGTAAGCTCGACCATCCGGCGAATCATGAACCACGGCAGGATGAATCGGTTATGTAACTCCGAGTTGCTCGGGTCGATGTGGGACACAAAGACCGCGTGGTCGTCATCGTAATGGACAAGGAAGCCCACAAACGAGAACTGCTTCGTTGTGTTCTTTGCGACACTCTTGCGGGTGAACTGGCCTGTTTCTTCTGAGGCGTCGTCCCAGACGACCAGAACGGGCACCGGGATATTTGTTTCGTCCATTTACAGGGACCTCCTTGTATGCTTGGCAAACCGCTTGACCGCGTGGAATAGCTTCTCAAGGTCCAGCACGTCCTTGCGGTTGTGATCGAGGATGTATTTGAGGCTGTCTTGGTCGCCCCGGACTCCGCCGCGCCAGTATTTGCTGTCAACGCGAGTCTTCTGGGTCTTGCCCAGCAGGACCCTGTTGGCGTTCTCCAGCCGGTTACTGGACAGCTTGAACCTGCCCCGGACGACATAGTAGAGATCGGTGTGGAGGATGGCTCCGTAGTCGGGGAATTTCACGCCGTCGGTCATCGCCCTGGTCCGGATGTACGGGACGTCGAACCGGGTGCCGTAGTAAGTCACCAGCCGGTCAAAGTGGTGCATGGCCACAATGAGCGACTTGACGATCCGGGTGTCCTCCTGACCGGGCGGGTAGGTCTGGATGTCTTTCAGAGTGATGACGTCCTCGTAGATCGTCTTGCCTCTGCCGTCTTTGATGGCCCAGGTCAGGATGATGCCGAAGTCGGCTACCAGGTTCGAGGTTTCTATGTCGAGGAAACCGATCTTCTCTTCTTCAGGCCGAAGGTGCCTTATTGCCATTCTTTGCTCCCTTCACTAAGTCATAGGCAACCGACACCAGGGCGGCAGCCAGTTCGTACGGAGTGAGTGTTGTGTCGGAGAGAGCGGCGGAGAGTTCGAGTTTGTAGTGGTAAACGAGCGGGATTTGTTGGTCGGTGACCCGGTCGGCCAGGACTAACTGGGCGTTGTGGACGAAGCCCAGTATGTCGCGGTCGTTAAGTTTGTCGTAGCGTTGGCGACGGGGCCGTTTCATTTGTTGTCGGCACCGGTTTCCCGCCCGACGTCCAGACCGTTCATAAAACCGATAGCTTGCCCGTTGTCGGAGCCCTCTTTATAGGCTTCGATCTCGCGCTGGTCAACAAAATCGGTAAGCTGGGCGGCAAATTCTTTAATTTGCGTTTTGGTAGGACGCTTTGGCATCGACAACACCTTAGATGTCTTGCCGGATTCGGCCAAAAAGAAGACGTATTCGCTTTTAATACTCTCAACTCTAAGGTCGTTCATACCTTCCCTATCTCCTGTTGATCGAGCCAGTTCGGCCCGCGTGATACCTTTACAGGTCCTGAAAAGCCGGGTAGTAATCGGGATTCAGCGGAGAAAACGGAGAAGAATTCCAGTAATTCGGAGTCGGTGGTGGTGACGGGTAACTCGAATACCAACTCATCGTGGACCTGGATGAGCGGCGTATAACCCATTTCATAATAGCGCAGCATGGCCTCTTGGACGTCGATGGCACCGCCGCCCTGGCCATAAAACGCGAACGCGATCTTTGCTTTGTCCTCGGGGGAGCCGTAGAGTTCGAGGTAGTTACCGGCAGCCGACCGGACGTAGCCCCTCTCGGCGTCCCGTGTCACTGTCTTCTGCCAGGCGCGTATCTCAGGAAAAGCCTCGAAGTATGCTTCCTGGATCGCGAGGGCCTTGGCCCGGTTCGGCCACGAGGCATCGCCAAAGAGTCTGACGGCCAGGTTGCTGCCGGTGAACCCCACAAGGCCCCCGTGATACTCCCAGTCCCGGTGGACCACCAGCGCCCCGTCCTCGATCATGCGTTTGATCCGGGGCGAGTCGAGGTCCTTGGAGTAATACAGCTTGAAGCCTTCGCCGTAGTCGGCACCGTGACTTACTGACTTGGCGTGGTCGCGGGGCGTCCAACCCTTCTGCGCGATCTCTTCGGCTTTCTCGAAGACGCCGTTCCCGGCCTCAACCAACCACGAGAAGGCGTCCTTGTTTTTGGGGAGCTTCTCGAACACTCCCGCGTACCAGAGAACCATCCGCAGTTCCAACTGCGACTTGTCGGCCTTGGCCAGCAGCGAGTCCGGCGACCTGGGGACGATGACCCGCCGGACGTTCTTCCCGAAGCCCACCCGGGGGATGTTCTGGAAGTTGGGCCGGGAGGACGAGAGCCGGATTGTGCTGGTGCCGACCGGATTAAACCGGGGGTGCATCAGGCCGTCGGCGGCAAAGTATCGGCTGTCGAACCAGGGCGACAGACCCTTCCCTTCGGCCTTGTAGTCGTAGAGATGTTCGAGCCACTGGGCAGCTTCCGGATCGACCCGGCTGGGCAGATGAGCGAGTGCATACCCGATGTCCTCTTTGCTGGCCGATTCGAGCGAGATGCCGTGGCCGCCGAACCACTCGACGACGGCCTGCGGAGCCCGGGGGTTAAACGGGGCGTCCCAGACCAGTTCCTTGGTCTTCAATTCGACGCCGGTCTTCTTGTGGTACCTGGGTTCGAGCCGCGAAGGGAACAGCTTGTCCTTCCGCGTCTGCATCTCGCGTTCGAGGCGCTCGACCTCGGGCCGGTCAACCGTAATCCCCTGCCGCTGCATCGCATCGCAGACCAGCATCAAACCTTTGAGGTGGTCGATGATTTGCTGCGGGATTTGCTTCTGGGCCAGGTCCTGGTAGAGATTCGGCAGGGCCAGGTCTACCGCGTACGCATCGACGCCGTTGTATCCCAGGTGGTCGTGGACGCGACAGGGGCCCTCGCAGTGCGTCCCCCGGCACCGCTTCCACTGTGGGAGGTCGGTGTAGAGAGAGGACATGCTCCAGAGGTCCATGAAGCCCTGGCCCCGGGGGTCCTCTTCGTCTTCATCCTTGGCGGCGCTTTTGCACAGGTGCGCGTTCGCGGCATAGTGCAAGATCATTGTGTCTTCGCAACGGGACAGCGGGACCGGGCGGCCCAACTCGGATTCGATGATTTTCTTTTCGGTCGTAAGGAAGTTATGTCCGACCCAGAGGCACTCGCCCCGGTCGAGCCTCTCCATGAGGTCGCGGGAGCGAGGACCATACACGCTGGAGACTGGGCGGCTGCCGGACGAGAAGCTGACCTCGGTCGGGTTCAGCATGTCCGACGGGTGGAACTCGAAGTCGATGCTGACCCACTTGTGCCGCTGGGTGAACTCCTCGGGGCGGTTCTTGATGACCTCGGGGTAGGGGGTCATCCCTGCTCCCGCTCCAGCCGCGTCCTGAGCCGCCGGACCTTGTCGGCCCCGACTTCGAGATCTCTGAACGTAACCTCTGTCTCAAGGCCCATGTCGAGATACTCGGCAAATGCCAGCCCCAAGTCCCTTGCCGCCTGGTCCAGCTTCTCTTTGGTTGTCTGTCGTGGTTTGGGCAAAAAGAAGGCCCCCTTTCCTCCGCGTTTTTATGAACGGTTTGAGCGGAGGTCCGGGGGCTTGAAAAGAGAGTCGATTCTCGGGAGTTAAAGCCAACCCTTAACTGGGTGGCTCTATTCTTTCAGACGTAAGAAGTTGTCGACAGGTTGCAGGAACCGGCGGTAGTATCCCCCGCGCGGAAAGGCTATACCAACGTTCACATAAGAGCCGTGGGGCATCATTAAATCGCTTGGGATCGTCAGCGCAACAGAATGATACAGCCAGAGTCGCAAATATGTCCTTACTGGCTTCTTGCCAGAGTGTCCCAAGCATCTTCGAATAGGGACTACGTGGTCGCATCATGACTTACCAGGTGCATCCGGACGCTAAAAGGTTTCAGCAAATTGTTTGTGTCTGGTCGGCTGTCCAAACGCTGTCCAAAACGGTGACTGCTATGCATAAAAAATGGGCCGCCCGGTTAAGAGCGGCCCTCAAGTTTCAACACACAAGGCCAACAAAATCAACAACTTCCGTGGTAGGCGCGGCAGGACTCGAACCTGCGACCCTCTGCTTAGAAGGCAGGCAGTACGGAAGGTTAAGTGGTTTGTTTCTTAGAGTTTGGGACAGCGACTGTCTGGCGGCTGTCCAAAAATTCTTCAATACGACGCTCGACTTCGGCCAGTCGGATCGAAATGACGTCGTCTTTGGGGGTCGCCGCGAACCACTCGCGCATGTGCTCGATCAGGTTTCGAATACCGGCCCGTTGCCCGCCATCTGGATTGTTCCAGCCATAGCGAACCATCTCCGCAATGATCTCTTCAGGCGTCGGCATCAGGCCGCCCTCCTCAGTTCTTTCAGCGCCCTACTCTTCAGCAGGCGTTCCTGTGTTTCGTTCAGCGATAACGCGGAGCGGATCTCGGCAACCGAGGCCCCGCGCAGGTGCATCCGCACAACCTGCTGCCGCCGCTCGGGCAGGCTGTCGATGCGCCGGTGCAGAATCCGGCGCTGCTCGTCCTTGATCGCGGCGGCTTCGAGGTCGCCGTTCGGGTCGGCAATGCTGTAGGCAAGCTGATCCAGCGTGACATCCGAGAGCCGCTTGCGGCGGTATACGGATCGGCGCATGTCGCGCATGGCGACATGGTGAGCGATCCCGTAAAGGTAGCCTTCGGGGTCTTTGATGGAACCCCTGGCCTGCCCCTGAAGAAAGCCAACGATGGTATCCTGCACCTGATCATCGACGTCCCAGCGCTTTAGCAGATGCCTGAGACGCCGCTTCACAGATGACAGGATCTCATGCGTTGGCATTCATTGCTCCTTCGGTGCGGGCAGGGCAAGGAGTGGCCGGAAGGTCCTCGTTTGCGAACACGACACACTCCTCGCCGCAGAACACGCAGACGAGGTACTGTTTTATGTTGCTGCCCTTTTGGCGCACCCAGACGTGGGGGAGCATCAGGCCTCGAAATCGATGTGCCCCATGAGCCACAGCGAATCGACTCCCGGGTACACGGTCACAAACCCGTCGGTCGTAATCTGCACTGCTGCCGCTCGGCTGTTGTTCGCCAGCACGCCCGCCTGCGCAAACCGGGGCCGGAAGGGAAGCATGGTGATGACTCCGGGGCCGCCGCCGGTCACTGCCACATGCAGCCGGAACTTATTCCCGCCCAGGTACTCTACTCTTATTCCGCCCTGGGTGCTGTAGACACCGTTGTTCTGTGAGAGAGGCTGCCAGCCGCTCAGCACGACGAGACTCTGAGGCCCGGTCGTCATCTGCCCGTGAGACAGTCCGGCTGCACCCAGGAGGGTCGCAGCACCAGCAATCATGTTACGTCGCGTCTTCGTCATTGAGTTCTCCAAGAGGTAAAATTGAACACCAAAATGTTCTTGTCGGGTCACTCTTCAGCCGCCGCAGTTCTTCCTTGAGATACTGCTTCAAGTCGGCCTCTAAGCTATCCCTGTCGTTGGCGTCTGCCATTGTGTCTCCACCCTGGCAGATGAGTCACTGCCTGGTTGAGATTCAGTTATTCGAGCAGAAACCTGGTCGAGATAACGTCGCCTGCGTTCGATGTCGGATTCGGTGTAATGGTCGGTCATTTGGTCGTTGCTGTGGCCCATCAGAGCAATCCGGTCGGCCTTCGACATACCGACCTGGTTGGTGAGTGTTGCGGCGGTTCGCCTGAAGGAATGCCAGGATAACCCCGGGACACCTATGGCTTTTCCGACCTTTTTCCAGATTCGGTTGTTGGCGTTGTGGGCGTCGATAGGAGTGCCGTTCCGCGAAGCGAATACAGGGGCATCGTCTGAAGCTTCAGTAGATCGGAGATTTCCGAGAGCCTCTGCGAGATCGTCGCTAATTGGCTGGACACGATTTCTAGCTGTCGTTTTAACTGATCCATACTTTCCTCGGTAATAATTCTGGATCACCCCGAAGCTTTTCGGCGGCAGCGTCAGATCGTCGTTCGTCAGGTAAACCGTCCGGTCGGTCAGGTTGACCCGGCCCCACTTCAGCCCGGTCAGTTCGGCCACATTGAGACTCGTCGTCATCGACATCAGGGCCATGGTCCGGTATGGCTCCGGGGTGATCATGAGCGCCTTCTGGGCCTGCTCCCAGTTCAGTGCCGGTTTAGGGTGGCGCACCATGGGCGGCATCCGGACCAGCGATGCCGGGTTCTCGCCGGTGAACATGCCCAGGCGCTTGGCGTGCGACACGATGGCACTGATGGCGTTCTTGGCGTGGGTGGCGGTTTGGACCGACAGCCCCCGGGACATCAGCGACCGGACGACGTTCTGGACGTCGGCCACCGACAGTTCGCGCAGTTGCCTCTTGCCGATCAGCGGCAGCAATAACTTAAACATGTACTTGTAGTGCTGCTTGCCGCTCTCCTTCATCGTCCAGACGATCTCTGGGTCGAAGTGCCGGGTGACGAACTGGTCGACGCTGATGAGGGTTTGCGGGACCCAGGCTTGCGCGTTCAGGTGATTCAGAACCTGCTCGTCGGCCTGCCGCTGGGCCGCCTTTTTGGATAGCTTCTGGGGCCCGACCGCCGGGCCCACGATGACACTGGGCCTGGTTTTCTTGATAGTTCCGTCCGGCTGCCTCTGGTCCTGCCACCACCGGACCCTCCAGAAGTTGCCGTCCTGGTATACATAGCCACGTTGTAGTCGCTTACGGGGCATTGCCTCGTCATTGACCTCCTGTGGCCAGGGTACCAGGTTCGGCAGCGATGTCAAGCGGCTCTCCGCGCCAGCCCAGAGATTTTGTCTGTCTTGCGCCAGTTGCCCACGTACCTGGGAAGTCCGGCAGCCTCGGCAATGCTGGTGAGCGACATGCCGTTATAGTTGCGAGGAGTCAGCGTCACGTTGCTCAACGTGGATTGCGGAGTTACGACAGTCTTGCGTGCCGCTGCCCACTCTTCGTCGGACCAGAGAAGGGGAGTTTCCCAGTTGCTATTTCGCGGCACAGTCGGTTCCTGCTCTGTTGATAAGTGGGTCGGTGCCTTGACCGGCCTGTGGATGGAACATGGCCCATTCGCCCGGGGTGTGAAGCCTGAGATTGACGCAAGCAGAGCAACCGGCGACAAAGTTCTTGCTTGTTGTCTGCCGTTTCAAATCTTCAACAACGATCTCTTCTCGCGTCCTAACCAAGCTTCACCTCCCCGGTGAGAAAGAGTGTCTTCTCGGCCTGGCGACGACGCACCAGCCCCGGGAGTCTCCGACCGCCCCCGTTGACCCACCGCTCGAACTCCTGGGCGGCCTCGTCGTACGCGCCAGCGATCAGCTTCTTCTTCAGCGTTGACTTGCCGAAGTTGCCCGCGCCAGCGTTAAAGACGAAAGACACCAGGGCGTCGAACATGTATTGCTCGGGCGGGATGATGAACTGCGCCCCGTCGGTCAGCAGGTTGATCGTGCGCTCGGCCTCGGCAACGTCCTGCATGAGGAGCCGCAGGCCTTCGGCGGTGCCAATCATGTCTCCCTCTCGGACGTTGCGCGTGTGCCCAAACCCGATGGTCCAGACCCCGCCTGCGTCCCGATAGGCTTCCGACTTGAAGCCCTCGAAGTGAGTAATGAGTTCGATTCCGTTGCGTGATGTGATCATGTAAGCCTCACGTACTGAGTTGTTGTGATTTCGAGAAAGATGGTCTGATCCTTCTCAATGTCAGACGATTCTCTGGCGTGCTGAATAGCTTTCGGTAACCCGGGAGCGTCAATACTGAAGCTAGAGCCTGCAATGCTTGAAGAGTGCCAGGTGCGTCGACTCTCGTTCCAGTACCAGGTTTCCGGCAAAGTCCCGACTGATTTGTCGGGATGATGGAAAGTCACAATTTGTACTTCGGTCATTAGTAACCTCTCTCCCATCTGTCATGGGCCTGTTTGCATTTCTTGGCGGCCCGCTGGTATCTGTCCCAGGCCAGCTTCTCTCCGAAATCTCTGGTGGCGTACTGGCGGCGGTTCCAGATCGCGCCCCAGGCGAGGAAGGCTTCGTCCATCTCCTCGCAGGCCGACGAGACTTCATTACCCGTGTTGATCGGGTCTTCGGTGGCGGCGGCACCCACAGGGACCAGAAGGAAGAAGCGGCGGGTCATCGTGTCTCCGTGGTTATTGCCACATCAACACCGTCAAAACGAAAGGCTGATTCATCAAGAAACACCGGCGTTCCTGGATCATCCTTGATCGTCACGTTTGCACCTAAGTCGATAAGGGTGTCCTGTAGAACTTGAGCCATACGTGACTTGCCGCTCTTGCGACCTCCAGCAATCGTAATTGTTATGTTTGCCATACGTTGCACTCCCGTTAAGTAATCAATCTCGTCCAGCCAGTCAGTGAGTCCCAGGTGTAACTCGTACGCTCGGTACTTGCCCGTTTGGCCGTCGTTGAAAATTCGCTGTATCTCGGCTAGGCAGCGCGAGATTGGTCTGTCACCAACCATATGAGTTTCGGTGCCAGTTGCGATCACACACCTTGCAGATGAATTCGTAATCTGAGGACGGAGGTTGCCTCTTCCACCAGGTGGAATGAAACAGCCAGCAGATAATTGCGCCAGGAACGCGAAAGAGTGGAACGAAAACATCTTCCCAGAACTCGCCTAAGAAATACTTCATGCAGCCGTCCTTTCTGTCGTCCACCAATACCCCTGCCATTCCTTCTGGCTTCCATGAAGCCAGGGCGCGTAAGTCTCGCGGGCCTCTTCGCCCATCAGCAGCACCGGCCTGTAGCCCTCGTCCGCAAGCTTCCGGAGCTTGTTCAGCGACCGCTTCAGAAAGCAGGCCTGGTTCGGGGTGGCCAGCAGCATCGACGGCGCAATCGTGACCACCCAGGCGTTCGGTTGCCAGGCTTCCAGGGGGCTGTCCCACCGGCGGCACGCAGTCACTGCCTCTTGCCTCGACCGCCCCGTCGGGAACTGTCCCACGTTCGGCCAGCACCGCAGCACCGACATGATGAGGAGCCGTTCCCTCTTAAAGCCCGCCGGGATGAGAAACTCGCGCTCCCACAGCCGACCGGGCCGCGATGCCCACGGCTCTCCGATGACCAGGTCGTCTTTGAGGGGCAGGCGGCCAATCAGCGCTGCCTCGGGGGCCAGCGGCACCAGGTCGGGTAAGAACCCGGTAGACTGTCGGGCGAACGGGCAGGTGCGGCAGAGGTCCGGCTTAGTCATCCGCGACCCTTGTCGATAGCCCAGACGAACAATGCAACGATGAGGAGCCCCAGGACCGTGCCAATCAGAAACTCGATCATTCGATCACCACCACATGTCTGTCTTTGATAACTCGCGAGATCGAGATATAACCGAACACGGTTATCTTCTCGTTATCGCCTGGCGTGTCGATCACCACGTCGAACTGCAGCGGCATCTTCGCGAGTTCTTTGATAAGTGTCTCGACTGTCATCGTCCCGGCCCCCATGACGCCGACCACATGTCGGCCTGGTGAAGAATCAAAGCTTCCTCGGTTTGTGGCTCGACCGGCGAACCCCACTCGTGCCGACCGTGGTGAGCGAGGATGCAGTGGCCGACGGCGTCAAAGAACTTGCCGTCTATCTTCTCTTTGTTCGCGTGCTCCATCCAGGCGGCATACGAACCGGCGACGTGCCGAATCTTGCTCCGATACTCAGTCTTGTTGCCGTCGTGGTCGTAGTCGTAGATCTTGGCGTAGTCGTGCCAGATGGCGGCGGTCAGCAGGACCTTTTTGTCCAGTTGCAGGTCGTTGGCCAGTGACATGCAGTAATCGACCACTTCACCGGTGTGGATCAGCAACCCGCCCGCATACGCATGATGCTTGTCATGCGAACCGTACCCGGCTGCAAAGAGGGCGCTCTTGAGCACCGGTTCGACCGGCAAATCGTACCGTTTCGCCAACTCATCCAGCAGTTGACTGTACAGACCGTACTCAACATTCTGTCTGTCTGTCATCGCTGCTCTCATCTCTTCACCCCTTTCGTTTGCCACTCGACCAGCCGGTCGAAACACTCCTGCCAGGTATCAAACTTGTCGATGGTGTCCTGGTACATCACAAACCAGCGACCGCTGGACGGCCCCCGGAAGATGTGCCCCTGGTCGCCCCACTTATTGGCCCTCAGAGCACCACTCTTCGTGGACCGTCCCTTCGTCGTCCCGCTGGCCGCACGCGCAGACGTACACGAGTCCGGTTTGCTCACAGATGTCGCAGCCGTCTCTGTGGCAGCCTCGGCAGGGCAGGACCAGCAACTCACGCCTGACCTCGGGAGTGGTAGGCATTCCAGACCTTTCTGCGATACTCTTTGGGCCAGCCCAGCTTCGCGATGGCACGCTTGAGGGCCAGCTTCCGGCCTGTCTCTTTGCAGAAGCGGTCGTTGGTGTGCTGAAAGGCGTACCCATAGCCGCCCGTCCAACGGTTGCGCGGATTCTCGGGCTCGATATAGGCATACGTGTTGCGTGTGCCATCGGGCATAAGGCCGCCATACTCGAACCGAATGCGGTACCACTCGTCGCCGGGGCCGGTGAAGCGCATCTGGCCAGCCCGCCGGGAAGTAATTTTGTAAATCGGCGTCGGAGCGAATACCGACGACTGAAGAAGCTGTAGCAGAATGCTCATAAATTTTTCCTCGGATTTTTGGAGTTTTGGGGGAGGTTGCCCTCCCCCCGGGTTTTGTTACTCGAACGTGAGCACGAGCGGGCGCTTGCGGCGGCCCTTGCTGGCTTCGACAATGTCGGCCAGCCCCTGCGAATCGGGAACGAAGAAGCGATCAACCTCGTACTGCTCGGTCAGTTCGCCGGACTCGTCCTTGCGCTGCCGCAGGATGTAGCCGACCTCGGCACCGGACAAGAACTCGTTCAGAAGTTGCTCGATGGCCTTCGGGTCGATGTCTTCCATCTGATCGACGGCGGCAGACAGTTTGTCAAAGCCGCTCGGTTCTGCGCTGTTGGCCAGCACCATGAGGGTCGAGGTGCGGGTGACTTCGCCCCGGCTGTTGACCGTCGGCGCAATGTGCATCCGGTAGACCTTCACCTGGCGCTCGTCGGGGTGGCGTGCCGGGTTGAAGTCGGGCGCAAAAAACTCGGGCAGGAAGACCAGGTGGAAGCGGGCGTCGCGGCCTGCGTACTGGCTCTTGATTTCAAAGGGAAGAACCTGGTAGTCGCTCGACTCGGACTTCTTTACCGGGCCGACTTTCTTGATGTTCCCAATGCACGCGAGATCGGGAAGTTCGGGGATAGGTGTAGAGGCAAATGCCATTTATTGTTTCTCCTTTAGAGTTTGTGAATACTTGCGAAATGCGACCGAAGCGTTGTAAATGTTCAGGAACAGGATGCCGATACAGAGTAAGTACCAGGCAGCATCGCCCTGATATAATACCGCTAGTGCGACACATAACGCATTGATTACGCAGCAAATCACCAATACAATGCCAAGAATGAGGTGAATCATTCTTTGATTTCTTTCGTAGTCGTCTGCCCGCCGGTGGACTTGATGACGTTCCAGACCCGTGGGCCGTCGGCGGGCTCGACCGGTTTCAGGTCATACCCCCGGGACTTCAAGAGATACTTCTCGCTGTCGCCGTTGCAGCGGTAGTAATACTTGACCTCGCCGTCCTTGGTTTCCTTGTAGGACTCCATGATGACGTCAAAGGCCGGGCCCATGAGTTGCTTGCCGGTGCCGTGAACCAGGGGACCTTTGGCGGCCTTCCCGGTCAGGTCGAAACTGTCTGCCGAACCGGCTTCGAGACACGTCAGGATTCTGGCGACGTTTCGACCACTCGGGTAAGTGTGCGAGAGGAACTTCCGGAGACACCTGACTGTCCCCCGCTTCATCCCCTGCCAGTCCTGCTTGGTGTGCGTGAATCCTGCGTGGCGCAGTTCGCCGCTGTTCTCGGCCCCGGGCGCGTGACTCAGGATGTACTCGTCCAGGATGTCGATGTTGAACGACGCGAAGCCTTCCCAGACTTCCACGGTCGGGCCCCAGTCGTCCAGGTCAGCGACAAAGTCCAACGGGTTCGTAAAGAACTCCTCGATGTCCTGGTAGGTCGACAGGTCGATGAACCTGACGTTCTTGAGTAAGTCGGTCCTGCCCTGGCGGATGAGTTCGTTCCGGACTGTGGCCAGCCCGTTCGATCCGAAGTCAGACGAGACAACGAAGACCTTCTCGCCCGCCAGCAGCAGCCATACGATGAAGAACGTCTTGCCGGAACCCGAATGGCCGTACAAGAAGATCTTCGGCGGGCTGGACTGGTCGTCGGCCAGCGACTGAGCCTTTGGCCGGACCCGACCGCCGCCGGTCCTGGTCTTGGCTTGTGCCAGCAGTTCGGCTACTTTGCTCAAGCGGCCACCGCCGTCCTGAACTCCTGGTGATCTGTCTCGACCACCGCACCGGCGTCGATTTCGTCTACGATTTTGGCCGGATTTTCAACCCCAATGAGTCTCAGCCGGGTGATGAGTGACTCGCGGGAGTGTCTGGACACACGTCCGGTGTGACTGTTTAGCTCTTCATACATATGAACCTCGTTGTTGGTTTTAAGTAAGAACTTGGTGGTTGGTGTCGGGGTGCCGTGAGATCGTTTGGAACCCCCGAACTTACTGCGATCTCTACCAACCTTACACTTATTAAGACGTTACTAAACTGTTAGTGGTTCCACTTACCTGGAAGATATCTTTATAAAGCATCTCCATTAACTGGTGGAAAAAGTCGCCACTAACATTCGCGCCCTCGCCGTCTTCCTCGGGCTGGTCGAGAGATCGCATAAGCCGGTATCTCTCCGGGCATCTCATGAACTCTTTGACCGACGAGTGACTGAAGGCCTTCTCGATGCGGACGAGGTCTGTCGCCGGGACTCGCACCCCGTTCCAGCAATAGTCCTCGTATTCGCACTTGTACGCGGGCCCATACAACCGACACCCGGCCTCGTGCCTGGGCCAGGGATACTGTCCCCTTTCCACAAGCGTGTGCCGCATCGCCTCGACATCGCGGACGTGCCTGACGGCCTCGGCGGCCTCGGACTCGGTGATGACGAACGAGAGGGTCTTGGTGGCTGGCTTCTCGTCGCCCAGCCTGATCCCTCGGACCTCGTACCGGATCGGGAAGATATCTGGGCTCCACAGTGTTGCTGCGGCTGCCGCATAGATCTTCCGTTGCGGCGACCGGCTTTCCCGCAACTCCCACTTGTCGTCCAACTGGCCGGTCCACTTGGTCTTCCAGTCGCACAACTTGTGCCCGTCGCTGGTCAGCACCAGGTCGATCTTGTGCGGCACCGGCTCCTGGCCCGACAGTTCTGTCGCGAAGAGTTTATAACCGGCCAGGTCTTCCTGGGCCCACGTTTCCCAGACCTTCACCAGGCCATGCCCGATGGCCTCGCGGTCCCACTCGGGCACCTTGGCCGTTGAGAGTCGGTCGAACAGGCTGTCCCAGTTGGGCGTCACTGCACCACCGAAGTGACCGGCGTCTGGATCTCCAGCGGCTCCTCGGTGAGGATCTTAATGACGAACGGTTCGCCCGGTGCGTGAGTCAGCAGCAGCCCCTGGCTTTCATCCATGACGGTCACCGCTTCGAAGGCCTCTTCCTCGGTCACTTGGATTTCGGTGATTCCCTTCTTGTGCATATACCCCAGCACCAGAAGCATCAGCGTCGTCTCGGTGTCCGAGGTCTTACCCGGCACCATTTCTCCATTCTTGCGTTCGACTTTGTTAAGCATTCTCTTCTGTCTCCCTGTCGGGACTTAGTCCCAGTGATTTAAGTGCATCCAAAATTGCGGGGTCGGTCGGCGGGCCGCTCGACACCTGGTTTATAACGTTGACCTGCGTCGTGTCGCCGCCCAGGAGGGCCTTGGCGGCCCGTATCGCTGCCCCCGGGTCCTCGTCCTGCATCATGAGTTCTACGAGCCGCGCCCGGGCCAGCTTGTTCTGGTTCTCGTCCAGGAGTAAGTTGGCCTCTCCGACCCGTTGTAAGAGCCCCCGGACGGCCCTGGTAAGCTGCCCGCCGACTCGTAACTGAGCCAGGGTTACTCCGACCTGTTCCTCGGCCTCGGGGAGCGGCGTACCGGCCTCGACCAACTCGACCAGCTTGCGGGCCTGGCCCTCGCGGACTGTGGAACCGGGTTTATATTCGGTCATCCCTTACTGTCCTCTTTGACCGTGGCGCGGCCCTTGATGCGCTTTGCGGGCGCTTTGGCGGACTCCCAATTGGGCGGGCGGTCTGGCACCGGCCCCAAGAGCGTCGGCACGTCAGGGATGCTCAGAACGGCCTCGCGGAGGTCGTCAGCGAACCTCGGGTGTATGTGCGTGAACTGCATCGCCCTAAACCCGAACCGGGGCCGCTGCATCGGGACCCTGATGACCCTATAGGGGTCAATCGTGAAGCCCTGCTGCGTCCACAGGGCCTCGCCGTCGTCGTCCACGAGCGAGACGCTGAAGCGCACACGCGGCTCCGACATCTCGACCGACTTGTTGGTCACCGGGTCGGGCCGCTTGGTCTTGACCTGAAGCTCCTGCGGCTCTGAGACTGTGACCTTCATTTGGCCTCGTAGTACTCCGCGATTTCGATGTTGATTTTGGAAATCGGTTTATAAACGTCCGGGTCGAGTTCGTTATGGTAGTAAATATTGCCGCTGCCGTCGTAGTCGCTGATGACGGTGAACTGCGCATCGCCATCTTCGTCGTCACTCAAAACCAGCAGCAGAACATTGCTCTGCCAGCCCTTGATCCGGCCCTCAAATATGTGACCGACCGTGTCGAAGGCTTCCTTGTTGGGCAACGGGTTGTCCTGCGGACCCTTCGACTTCAGGTTTATATATGTGTTCGTCATCGCTGTCTCCTCGTAACTCTGCTTCTTCTTGCCAGCACCGCTGACATATCCCATCGATCAGCCGCCGGTTGGCGTTGCATACCTGGCACAAGGGCTTCATGCGGCCACAACCTCGTCTTCGACGCCGAGTAACCGCTCGACCTCTTCCAAGATCCGGTTGAACAGCACACCGGACATCTTAGTCATGTCGTGATAGCTTCCGTTGCCCTTCTGGGCCGCCGGAAGTGCAATCGTGCGCTTGTCCGGGAAGTATCTGAACCCGCTGACGCTAACCCAGAGGTCGCCTGAGAAGACTCGAACCCAGAAGGTCCAATACTCTCGCGCGGCATCCTTCTTAGTCCCCGGCTTCAACTGCTCAATGAGAATACGCATGTTGGTGTCTGTAATCCTGCTCCCACTAACTACGACGTTACTAACTGCTATCGGGTTGCGGCACGGTTGCAGGTTGTGAGGAATTATGTTAGGTCCCGTGCGGCCCCCTAGGGTCCCTGGCGGTACCCCTTGATACAACCGATACAACTGATCGGTACATCAGTTCTATCAGTTCCATCAGCGTCAGCGTCATAATCAGTTGTATCAGTGTGTTAACAAGAGACACGAGGCCAATCGGGCCTATCGCGGCCTTCAGCTTCGCTTCGGCCCGAGTCACTGAGTCACTTTGGCTCTCCCTTTATAAAGAGGACGCCAACAAAGGGCCCTACGGGGGCCCTAATTGGGCCCTATTTTTCGGCTAAGGTAAACACCCGGGGAAATTAAGGTCAAAAGGTCAGACTCGGGCATGGGTCATCAACCCGATTGCGACAAATGGTTCATTCTCAGCACCATAGTGATTGGAAACGCACCTGGGACGAAAGGAGTAGTACCCATGCAGGATGAACCGATTATTTTGTTGCCGCCGCTGGTATGGGCTTTATAAAGGGTATTTCTGATCGTTGAGTTTATATATGAGGATGGATGCCGAACCACAGGGGGCCGCCGGTGCGCCGAGTCACCGGGTCGAGTCACACTCGACGCGGGGAGTCACCGGAGTCACCAAAAACATTTTCTCAAAGCTGCAACCCGAGTCACTCAGGGCGCATCTCTCGTATAGATCTCACTTACGACGCCGCAAGAGACGCCGCAAGCGAGATACTTCAACACACAAGAGAGTACAGGGACACAATGAGCGCTGCTGCAACGTGCTATGTCACAGAGGCGATCTACGAGATAAAGCGGGTCGCTGGTCGTCATAAGACTGTCAGCTTCAATCCGCCGCTTCGGGTACCCGAAAGCAAATTGTCGGTGATTGCGCCTATCGTCAATCGGCAGTTTGGACCGATTGTCGTTGTTGCGGCGGATGGTTCAGTAAGCCCTGTGACGGAGGAAAACTAAATGACATCGATAGAGGAAATCATGGTTAACAATGACTCATTGCAGGATGAGACGCTGACTCGGGAAGCAAACCGCCCGTGGCATCCGGAGTCATACAGCGAATTCGAGCAGGTGCTCGAAAAGCTTCCGATGAGTCGCACGGCGGACCTGAGCACTCGTCACATTCTGTACGACTACATTATGACGACCGTACAGAACGTTGACGCCGACCTGAAGCGCTATCATCTGACGCATCCGGCGGATTCGTACGCGGTTGATTGGAGGATTGCGGAGCACGTTAGCATTGTTGCCTACCGGCGGCGACGGTGCGGCGATTCGATTGTGGAGGTGGCAGCATGAACGTCAAGCTCCTCAAACGCGTCAAAAAAGCCATTCTCGCGGAACCGCAGAGAGTGAACATGGACGTGGGAATTGCGACCCGTGAGCACGAAGGCGACAATGTTTACGACTATCCCGCATGCGGGACAATCGGTTGCATTGCGGGCTGGTCAACGATTCTTGCTCGGACTCCCCGCGCCACCGTCAAAGCGATAGAACAGACGGCCAACGTTCTACCGCACGCATGGTGGTACAGCGTAAACGACAACGCAATCGCGGCGCTTGACATTACCTCGGAGCAGGCCAGTATTCTGTTTCACGTCGAAAGCTGGCCTGGGGACCTGCAAAGCGAGATTGAAGATTACGCCGAACAAACACCCGAATACGCCGCAGTGGTCGCCAAAGCAATCAACCGATTCATTGCGGACCCTGACAAGTTTGTGCGGGAAGGATGGCGGCGGTAATGTTCACTCTCCGCAAGCACTTCAATCTTCACCTGCCCATGGTCCCGTGCGATCAGTGCGGGAATACGGCACAGACGACGTTCAGCATTGATGCCGTGGTGACCGCGCGGGAGCTTTGCCCAGCGGGCTACATCATCGACAACGGACTCATTACGGACGAGTCCTTACGGCGTTACTTCGATGCAGCTCCACTGTGGCAGGGAAGCTGTGAGCAACTCACGGCCATGATTGGCCAGTGGCTTGCCAGTCATTGCGGCGACCGGGTTGTATCGGTTGATGTCGCCGTCGAAAACAGGGACATTCCGCCACCGGCCAACAGCCGCATTACGTACCACTGGACCCCGGGCTGCAACTGCCCGACTCTCACGCCGATCTATGATCCGGGTACAGTGGATCGCTTGTGCTCATTGGGGGTGCTGGCATGAGCGGCAACCTATTCGCGCAACTTGACTCGCTCGTCCGCGCCATTGCTAAGGCATGGGACGCCGCGCCATCGGCTAACGACGGCATTCCTTACCGCATGCTCGTAGACGAAACAGTAAGACTCAGCCATGAGCTTGTGCTGCGTCGCGGAGTCACCATTATCCCGGTTAACGACGCGGAACCATACCGCAATGCCGAAGATATGTTCCGCGACATCGAGACGAACGAGAAGCTGCTCGTCTCGGACGTCATGCCGCCGTATGAACCCGGGCATCCGTTATTCGAGCAGGTCTATTTCGCGTACCTGTTCTCAGGGGAGCGGAACCAGATTTCAGCCGATACGTTGTTTCGGGCAGTTCATGACTACTTCGGCCATTTCGTTGCCGAATCGCCGTTTAATGGCACTGGAGTATACGCGGGAGAAGTGGCAGCATGGCGCACTCACTCGCGGCTGCTGTCAGGTCCCGCACGTCGGGCCCTCTTCTCTGAAGTCATCGGCCAGTTGGCCGTCTACTATGTGACCGGGAGCTTCCCGCCGGTCCAGCGGGCTGTGCTTCTGCCCGATGCCCTGTATGACGCATTCGAGCGTTATACCCGTCCGTTTCCTCTGGAGGTTCGACCTGATGTCTCGAAAGCTGTCTAACGACATCGTAAACAATCTCCTCTGTGCCTACCGCACCGTTCCCGTTCAGACCATCGAGCGGGGGCGTATGTGGTACGCCGATGCCCGCGAGGAGATAATCGCCGTCGGCAAACCATACGGCGTCTCGTGTGACGCATTGTGTGCGGCGACTGCCGCTCTGTCACCGGGTAGCTCATGGGAACGCAATGTGAACTCACTCAGGCGCTTGCTTGGGGGCGATACGCGGGTCGGTTCGTACGGTGAGGCAAACGTCCGTAAGGCGCTTCGATGTCTCACCGGTGAGTCGCCACTCGCCGTATTGTCAGGCCCAAAGGTTGTCAGCTTCTACCAGTGCTTGGCGACCGGTGGCAAGCACCCGCGTGCGGTCACCATAGATCGGCATATGAAGCGTATCTGTGCCATGTCGCTGCTCGACGACCGAGACTCGGTTGTCCGACCGCACGAGTATGACTGGTATGCCCGACACATTCGGGTTGCCTCTTACATACTCCAACTGCGTCCAGCGTGCTTACAAGCAATCCTCTGGTGTCATTGGCTGGACGTCGGGGCGGAACTGATCGCCGCTGTTAGACCGTGGGAGGATATTGCAGCTTAACCCGAACTTAGTTGCAACCCTATAGAGCACTTAACATCTAACTAAGCACCATGACCAACAACAACCAATATCCACTGTGCGCGAAATGCGGCAAGCCACTTACTGAAGTCGAGCGCGACATGCCCGAAAATCCGCAATACTTCTATTCGACGCATTTTAGTTGCCAGCAGGCCGCACGCGAAACACGGGTTGCTCATGACACCCGATGAGATCGAAATCTGGGAGCGGGACAACGGGCTGGAGTATTACTCCATCCCTCCTCCTTCTCCCGACTTTGCCGTAGACGCAACGGGCATTGCGTCCGAGTGAACGGCACCTATCCCGTAAGACTCCTCCACTTGCGGGACTGGTAGCGTCCACTGGCCGCTTACAACACACAAGGGAGATAAAAACAATATGTGCTTCACCATATACGGACTGATTGACGAGATACTCAACACTGACATACCGACCGACACCCGCACCCGCATTGTCGGCCTGATGACGCCTGTTACCGGCGGCGATAAGGTCCTCGGGGAGCTTCCGGCGCAGCTTATTGACCTGACGCTTGCTAAAGCGCATCTGCTCATCGAATCGGGCAGCAACCCAGGCGACTATGGGCTTGTGTTCCGGGCCCAATTGGCCGATGCACTGTGGGTATCCGCAATGCACCGTCAGTATGGTGATTCGGCAGCGATTGAGATCAAACAGGGCTGGACGGTTGTCGAGACGCCGTCCGAACCGCCGAAGCTGCTCATTCGGGAGCTTGACGCACTCATGGCCGAATTGGCCTCAGTGGAGTAACCCTCATGCTCCTCAAAGGTATCGGATCACTTATTGGATTGCTGACTGTCCTCGCCCTGTTTGTCGTCGGCATCCTAGTGGCCTGTTAGCGCATACTTAACTGAATAGGGCCGTGCCGAGATGTCAGCGAAACATCAGGCGCGGCTTGCTCCGACCCGGTTACAGGAGATTTCTCGATGTCGCATGACGAAGCACTTACGATGATACTGATGGGCGGCCCGACCGCGCCCGCCGCCGACCCGGTTAACACTCTGCTGCTGCTGGCCGTTTTGGTGGCTTTGGCACTGGCCGCCGGACTACTCGGGACTGGTAACGGACACCGGCCCACTCACTGGGACGTGTAATCAGTCACTTACGGCCATGACCTACTGCTCATAGAGCAGCCAGTCCTACAGGTGACCGGTCCACAATGCCATGAGGCGAACCAACCAACACCCGGTCACCCGTGGGCTGATACGAGCAAGCGGCATGCCATAGTAAGCGCCCGTACAATGGCCCTATGGTTGCGCGAGTGTGAGCCCTATGACAATGGCCCGTTAAATCAAATGGCCACAGTAAGGCCGCGTACACAGCATGCCATGGGCCACTGTAAGCCAGGTCACCATGTAACCGTTACAACTGTGACGTTGCGTACAGGTTCGAACCGTACTTGGAAGGTTCCTTACACTTTCACGGGGGCGGGTACCCCCAAGCCCCCCACGGCCCCGGCCCGCCGGGAGGAGGGACGACGAAGGAGTCCCTGGCGGTTGAACTCTCCAGTTTGTTTTTAATTTTTCTGAGAAAGTTGGAGTTTCTGGCCGGGGGAGTAAGTGCCGAGTAACTGGGCCGCCGGTGGGTTACAATAGGGTTAGTAAGCCGTTCCGCCCGCCCCGCTCCGCCCCACGCGGTGCTCAACGGGTTGGAGAAGTCTTGACTTACTGCGAGGTACCATGGCCCGTCCCAAGAGCATCCATCACACGACAGTCTCTGACGAGGTGTCGATTGACATCGGCAGCGTCACCGCCAACACGACCCTCGACGTGACCGCGACCGTCACCGGGCTGCGGGTGGGCCGCCCCGTCATCGCGTGGACCGAGGGCGCACTGAACGCCGGACTGGTGATCGGCAACTATCACTGCTCGGCGGCCAACACGCTCAAGTTCACCGTCCAGAACACGACCGGCAGCGCGGTAAACCCGTCGGCGCTGAACTTTTCGGTGGTGCAGTTCTAATGGCCGCCTTTCAGGTCACCCTCACGACTGCCGACACCAACTACGACCTGCTGACGCTGTGCCGCGCGATTGACGCCAACCTCGTGGACGGCTTCAGCCACATCGTGATCCAGTCGGACGCCAACAACGGTGCCGCCAAAGTCAAGGTCGGCAAAGACAGCAGCCTGTCGAACACCCGGTTCGGGTACGAACTGGGGGCGGGCGAGGGGCACGTCTACCCCGGCAACAGCCGGAAGCGGTACGGGCTGTACGGGCTTGTGGCCCGCACCGACACCAACGGTTCGAAGCTCAACCTGGAGTTGACCCGATGATTGCCAACGACGACAAAGAGAGGCTGCTCCGGACGCGGCTGCTGACAATACGGGATCGCCAGATAGCGACCGAAGGGAGCTATTGGCGACGGCTATGGCTCAGGTTCACGCGGAGGTGGGTATAAATGGCTTCGTTTTTCTACGATACCTTCTGGCGCGATATTCAGAACGGCACGATTGACGTCGACACCGACACCATCAAGGTCGCCCTGGTGACGTCGAGTTATACGCCCGACCAGGCCACCCACGACAAGTTTGACGACGTGACGAACGAGGTGTCGGCGGCTGGCTACACGGCAGGCGGGGCCACCCTGGCCAACATCGCGCTTCAGCTTGACACGACGAACCACTGGTGCGACGTCAACGCCGACGATGTGCAGTGGACCGCGAATATCACCGCCCGGGCGGCAGTTGTTTATATGAGCACCGGGACCGCCGCAACGAGCCCCCTGATTGCCTACCTGGACTTCGGTTCGGACCAGACGTCGTCCGGCGGCGGAACGTTCACCCTCCAACTTAACGCCGAAGGTCTGTGGAGACTTGGTCCGGCGGCCTAACGGGAGTACGCATGAAAGTTTTTGGTTTGCTTTTGGTTTCTGCTTTGGCCGGTCTGGCGCAGATGGTATCGCTCAACGGTCCCGCGACGGCCAAACCGGGCGAGAAGGTTACGCTTACGGTTCAGTTTACCGGAACCGGTAATGCAGCAGCGGCCCAGTGGGCAGTCGTCGGGCCGGAAGGCCTGGAGATCGCCGCCCCGGTGGCCTCGCCTGCGCTCGTCGCCGCCCAGAAGCTTCTCCACTCGTTCCAGGGGAAGACGCTGGCGGTCGGGATCAACAGCAACATGCTGCCGACGGGCGCGGCGGCCAGCTACTCGGTCACGCTGCCGGACGGGTTTGCGGACGTCGCCTTTTCGCTCAAGGACGTAGAGTTGGTTGCGCTGGACGGGACGCCGGTGGCTGCCTCGACCGGGCCCGATGTGGTGATCAAGATGATCCGGCGGGCAGATTTGAATGGTGACGGTCGGGTTGACTCGGTCGATCTTCTCATCTCGGTGAACCAGATTCTGGGGATCGCGGAGTGCACCCCGGCGGTCGATCTGAACGGCGACGGCAAGTGCAGCCTGCTCGACGCCCAGTTGCTGATCAAGGAGGCCCTCTAATGGCGATCTTTCTGCTGCGTGACAGCGACCGGGGAACCAACGACTACAAGCAGGGCGACGTGGTCGAGGTCTTTACGGACGACGTGCCGGTGCGCCTGCCGCCCTCGGAGCCCTTCTGGATTGTGAAGGTGACCGGGATTGACATCGAGACGGCCCGCCAGTTCATGGTCAGCGATGACACCAACAAGCGGACCTGGGGGATCAGGTCCAACCGGGTGCCGACGGCCTATGTGAACTTTCTGGTCGGTCATCGGTTCCTCGGGTTCGGGTCCCCGGAGGACCAACTGAAGTTCGGGGCGGTCGTCCAGGGCGACTTTGTGATCACCTGGACCGAGATGCAGGACTGGCTGATCAACAAGAACACCAACCGGTCGGCGGCCCAGCAGCGGACCTAATGGCAGCGTATGGCCCAGATTTATGTTGACACCGGGGGCGCAGTCGGCGCGGCAGGAACGATTGGCGATCCGCACCGTTCGCTGAATGTTGCCGAGGCGACCCTACCGGCGTCTCTGACTGAGCCATACGACGTAATCTGTGACAACACTCTCTCGACAGCCGCCGATGGCACATCGGTAGACTTCAACGGTTCGACAACCACTTCGACAAACTACGTTCACATCTATACGACCTCGAATGCCCGCCATGCGGGAGTTTGGGACACGTCGAAGTACCGGCTGGAGCAGGGAAGCTCGGGCTATACGATGCGGCTGTACAACCGGTATACGCGGGTGACCGGTTTGCAGATTAAGCAGTCGGGGACAGGCGGAAGCAACCATGCCGCTCTGGGGTTCTTCGGCGGCGGCGATCACATCATTGACGCCTGCCTGATCATCACGCTGGGCGGCAGCGGTTCGGCGCACGGGCTGTATGTGTTCAGCAATGGCGCGGGGGCAGCCGGGACGGTTAAGAACACGATCTCGTTCGGTTGCACTCAGAGCGCCTTTCATTGCTCCGCCAGCACAAACCTTGACAACTGTACCGCTGTGTCGAGTAACTACGGCATCCGGAGAGACGGCGGGACGTGCGTTGCGAGGAACTGCTACGCGGGCGGGAATACGACCGGCGACTTCAACGGCACGATAACCAAGACGGCGTGCGCCTCGGCAGACGCCACTGGGACGACGACCGGGATTGCGTTCAGTACCTCCAATTTCGTCAACGTCACCCCGGGCAGCGAGGACTTCCATGTGACGTCCGGGACGAGCGTCCCGACGGCAACCCGGCTGGCGACAGCCCTGACCGACATCGACGGCGACAGCCGTACCGATCCCACCCGGGTCGGTGCCGACGAGTTTGTGTCCGGAGGGACCAACGCGACGGTCAACCTGGCGCTCTCAGAAGGCGAGGCGACCCTCTTTGAGCCGACCGTGCTGGCGGTTCGGAACGTCAGCGTTGCGCTAAGTCTCATGGAGGGCGAAGGGGCCCTGTTCGACCCCACGGTGGTAGCTGTCAACAACGCCCTGTTCGAGGCCTCGTTGCTGCTGGGTGCGGGGACCTTGTTCGCGCCGACTGTCCTGACCGGCGGCAATGTCAGCGTTGCCCTGGGGCTGCTGGAGGGCGAGGGAAGTCTTTTCGCGCCGACCGTGGCTGCCGTCCGGCATGCCTCTGTCACACCGGCCCTTATGGAGGGCCTCGGGGTCATCTACGAGCCCTCAGTCTCGACCGGCGGCAACATCCTCGTCGTCCTCGACCTGATGACCGGCCAGGGGGTTCTGTTCGAGCCTTCTGCACTTACTGTCAACCACGTAAGCGTCCCGCTCGACTTACTCGTTGGTCGTGGGCAATTGTTCGATAATATATTTAGTGCCTCTGTTAGTTCTAAGTATGTGCCCTACCCGGTCTTTTACGCGCCCTGGATCTCGGCGCACCGGTTTGGAAGGAAGCAGTAAATGAAGCAGTTACTTCTATTGTTAGTGCTGGCCCTGCCCGGGTTCGGGCAGTTCTTTGGCGGCGGCAGTATTCGTCTGGTCGGCAGCGACCCCACGGGGAACGCCTGCGCGGCCCGCGACGTGGTCAATTACCAGGGAACGCTGTACTCGTGCCAGGCGGGTGTGTTTGCGGTGGTGGCCGGTTCGGCGGGCCCGCCGATGGACATCAATGCGCTGACAGAGCAGACCAGCCCGGTGTTGGCCAACGACTCGGTGGCGACCTACGATGCGGCGGCGGCAGGCTTGAGGAAAGTCAAGCTGATCAACCTCCCGTTCTTGGTCAAAGCGAACAACCTGAGCGACCTGGCCAATGCGGCGACCGCCCGAACTAACCTCGGCCTTGGGAACGTGACCAACGATGCACAGTTGAAGGCGGCAAGTAATCTGTCCGACCTGGCGAACGCCACCACGGCCCGCGACAACCTCGGGGTCGAGATCGGGGTCGATGTGCAGGCGTATCATGCCTACCTGGCCGACCTCGCGGCCCTGACGGCCACCAACGGGTACGTCCTCATGTTCAACGGGACGACAGTGGTTCGGGTCGAGATTCCGGACTGCGACGGCACGAGCGAGAAGCTGTCGTTCACGCAGGCGACCAGGACGTTTGCTTGCACGACCGACCAGACGGGCGGCGGCGGTGGAGCGACCGACTACGAGATCTCGGGCACCGGCACGGCCACCCTGGCCATCGCGGCTGGCTCGGTCGATATCAACGGGACGTATTACGGGCACTCAGCCGCAACCGTCGAGATCACGGCAGGGACTTCGACCGGCACAGCGAAGGTCTATGTGGACCCGAACGGAGTCATGACGGTCATCGTGCCGACCGGCGTGACGACGACCTGCACCAACTGCACGTCAGCCGAGAGCGCCTCGCCTGCGTTCCCCGGCGGCAGCATCAAGCCGATTGCCAACGTGACGATCAGCTACCCGGGGTCGGGCACGAGCATCTGGAACACATCGACAGCCCAAAAGGGCACCTACTCGTTGCGGGCATTCGAACCCAGCACCGGCCTCGAATGGACCGACAGCAGCAAGGGTGCCATGAAGATCGACAGCACGGTGCTGACGACCAGCGGCGACCATGTGGTTGCCGGATCGCTCGATCACTCGGCATCGACGCGGACCAAGCCCTACCGGCAGGTGGCCAATGCGGCAGCCAGGACGACGCCCTGTACGGCGTACGAACGGGTTCTTCAGATTGACACCAACGTGGTTTATGGGTGCGCGGCAGACGGTTTGTCGTGGGCGGCAGACGGCGGCGGTGCCAGCGGCTCGATGCTCCACAACTACTACTTCCCGGCTGGCAGTGTGTACTCTTCGACGTCGTCTTACGGCGCAGGATGGGGCGCTCCGTCATCGGCTGGCGCGATTGCGACCACGACGGCGTCGGGAGCGATCAGGTACGCCTCGATGCTGTTCGAGGATGGCGTTGCAACGCGCTCGGCCTCGCTGGCGTTCCGGCTGCCGGATAACTGGGACGATTCCAAGGACGTTTCGCTTGCGCTCGACTGGGCCAACGGATCGGGGTCCGGGACCGGGATTTTTGTCTCGATCTCGACCGGCTGCACGTCGCCCGGTGATGCCGCCATCCCATCGTTCAATACCTCGCAAGATGCCACGCTGACTCCTATCTCTTCGTCCAACTGGGGCACTCACACAGTCAGCACGCTGACTGCAACCGGATGCCTGGCTGGCGACCGCATGTTCATCCTTGTCACCCGCGATCCAAACAACGTGGCCGATGATTTCGCGGGCAACATGCTCGTTCTGGGAGCAACCGTAAAAATCTATGAAGACATTACTCAGTAGCCTCGTTCTCGCGATTGCTCTGTCGAGCCAGAGCGCATATCACACCATCTCGGTGTGCGCCTCGGGGTGCGACTATACGGACGCCGATACGGCAGTCGATGCGGCGGCTGCCTACCAGACCGCCACGTCCTGCATCCCGGTGTTTGTGAACCTGGCGGCTGGCGAGACGTTCGGGCGGATCACGCTGCCCAGCAAGCCGCACTCGTCGTGCGGATGGCCGGTGTACGTGCAGTCGTCCCAAATCAGTTCGCTGGCCGAAGGCGTCAGGGTCGGCCCCGGCGACGAGGTCTACATGGCCGAGGTGAGGGCCACTTCCGCCAGCGGGCTCGATGCTGTGATCATCGCGGCGTCTGGTTCGCAGTCTGATAACTGGGTGATCAGAGGTCTGGAGGTCACCGGATCGAATCAGGACTACGGGATTTTGTTTGATGATGCGGCGTCAGGCTTGCACAAGAACATCATCGTCGACCGGGTGTACATGCACGCCGATAGCGATGCCGACGCCCCGTGGGATAACTGCATTGCCCTACTCGCGGACAAGTTCAGGATCACCAACAGCCACTTTGGCAACTGCGCCGCCAGCGTATCAGGGAACAACAAAGAATCGAAAGGGATTCTGATCTCGGCAGGGCGGTCTGGCCTGGTCCGGAACAATCTGATTCAGTCTTACTCGATTGGTTCGCTGGTCGGCGGCGGCTCTGTCGCCCACATCGAAACTGGCCACCTTCAGAGTGACTTGCAGTTTCAAGGTAACTATTACACACGGCTAATCCGCTGGTGGCACCGTGAAGGTACCGCACCGCCGAGTGTCGGCAATGGCTGCTATGACGGCCAGTATTACAAGAACACGTCGGATGCGAACGATTCGCGGGTGTGCGTCGGGAGCGTCTGGACGGTGACCAGCGAGAGCCGCACATCGATGTCCACCGGCCCGAAGAACGGGTTCGAGTTGAAGGCTGCGGCACGAGTTGTGGCCGAAGGCAACGTGTTCGAGAACTGCTGGCTGGATACCGCGAATCAGTCGCAACGGTGCGCCGTCATCATCATGAATCTGTCGCCCAACGACTACTGGAGCACGATCAAGAATGTGACCTTCAGATACAACCGGGCCAAGAAGTACGAGGCCTCGTGGGTTCTCGGTTTGCCGATTGCCGACTATGTGTTCAACGCGCACCACAGGAACATCACAATCACGAACAACCTTCTGACCAATGCCCGCAATGCGCTGCTGGCCTATAGCAACACCGGCGGCGGAGTCGATGGTTCGGCAACCGGCGGCACGGTGACCCAGAAGGTCAAAGAGTTATTCATCGGGCACAACACCTATGCGATTGACGACAACACGGTGCTCGGGTCACAGGTCACCGGGAGCACCTACACGCTCGATGTGAGTTCGACCGGAGTAATCGACGGGACGCTCGAAATCGTCCAGCACTCGAACATCCTGCCGTTCTATGCGCGGGGTGTGTCGCGCTCGGGGGCGCAGGCTGGTCTGTGTCTGCACGCGCAGGCGAACATTGGCGTTGTGAGCCCGGTGGTGACGAACCTATCTGGCATCGGCTCGGTTCACTGGCGGAATGACCTGTACGTCAACAACTACATCTCTTCCTACGCCGCCCCCACCATCGATGACGCCATGTCGGACATCTGTTCCGGCAGCCATACCAAGTTCCGGTCGCCGTCCACTGGTCGCAACCCGTCCATGTGGAGCGGCTACAACACCAACGCTGACGTGTTCACCGACGCCGCTGGCGACAACTTCAGGCCGCTCTCGGGCGTCCTGTCGGCAACCTACGGGCTCGACGGCGGGCCCATCGGAGCAGACATCGATGCGGTCGAGGTGGCCACCGCGCACACCGAAGCCGGGACGCATAATCCATGGTTCGATATGTCCATCAGGAAGGTCGTTCCGACGTCCGACGGTGCCGAGATCCACATCGTCAAGCCCACGAGCGGCTCTTGCACGGTGACCGTGGACACCAATCGCGCCTTCGACAGCGACCTCGGGACCGACTCGCCGGTAACCTCGGGCCGGACTCTTGTGGTGACCGTGTCGGGGCTCAATGCGAAGACGGCCTACTACGCCAAGGTGGACTGCGACGGCTACCCCCGCGAGACAGATATGTGGATCACCCTTCCGTGACAGAGCGCGAGATACAGCTTCGTAAGGAGGGCCGCCACAAGGCCCGCACCGACCTAATGTGGCTCTGCCACAACATTCTCGACATGAAGAAGATCGTGCCGCATGTTCACGGGCCGATCATTCAGACCCTCCAGACCTTTGACAGGTGGCAAGGCGAGGACAAGTGGAACGCGACCACCAAGTCGTTTTTCTACGAGCCCATCTCGCCGGACCCGGTCGATGTGATCCAGGACGGAGACTTGCGGCGCAGGCTGATCCTGGCCCCACGCGGCTGGTACAAGACCTCGCTGAACGTGATCGCGCACACGATCCAGTGGCTGCTGAACTATCCCGACGCCACCATCCTGATCATGCACGCCAGCCAGGAGACAGCAGAGCAGATGTTGGGTCTGGTCAAGCACCACTTTCACCACAACAAGGTGATGCGGTACTTCTTTCCGGAGTTCTGTGCCCCAGAGAAGTCGAAAGAGTTCGGGACCCAGAGCCAGTTCAACATTCCGGCTCGGCGGCGGTACACGACCGCCCCCAGTGTCTCAGTGGCCGGTATCGAGTCGGTGCGAACGGGTATGCACTACCACGTCATCAAGTTCACCGACATCGTTGATGTCAAGAATTCGACGACCAAGGAACAGTGCGAAAAGATTATCTATGCGTACGGCATGGCCAGGAACCTGCTCATCGGGCCCAGTTACTGGATCGATGTCGAGGGGACGCGGTATAACTTCTCGGATCTCTATGGCCGAATCGTGGACGAATGGGAAGCGGTTGAAAAACCCGGCTCGACCAAGAAGCACACCTTCAAGTGCTTCACCATGGGCTGCTTCAAGAAGGACGTGCGCGGGACCAAGGAGCAGGAAGAGTACACCCCGGATGAACTCTCGATGCCGTACCTGCTGGACGCCGACGGCAACCCCATCAGCCGCTTTCCCGAAGAGTTCCCGTACGAGGCCCTGATCAACCTGCGCGACGACCCGGTGACCGGTGAGCAACTCTTTGCCTCGCAGCAATTAAACAACCCGGTCGAAACCGAGAACGTCATCTTCGGAATCAAGGACATCAAATGGAAGACCGAGGACGAACTCAAGAAAATCCCGATCCTCTACTACCAGACCACCGTTGACCTGGCCGAGACGGCCAACAAGCGGTCGGACTATACGGCCATCACGACCGTTGGCGTCGACCGGATGAACCGCCGGTACGTTGTAGACATCCGCCACGGGAAGTTCCTCCCCGACCGGATTGTCGATCACATCTTCGACGTCCAGCAGAAATGGCGACCGGTCAAAATCAAGGTCGAAGAAACGGGCTTCACCCGGGGCCTCAAGCCGACCATCGACCGGCGGATTCAGATGACCGGCATCCGGCCCAACTTCGACTGGCTCCAGCGGGACACCCAAATCGCCAAAGTGGACCGGATCATGTCGCTTCAGCCGTGGTTTCGGAACGGCCTTATCTTCTTCGCCTCGGCCCTGGACGAGCACGTCAGGGAACAAATCAAGCACGAGCTTACCCGGTTCCCCAAATACATGCACGACGACATACTCGATACCCTGGCCGACCAGTTCCAGGGCGAACAGGTCTTCGGGCCGGTCAAAGAGGAGCCCTCTATGCAGCAGATGCTTCTCTTCGCCCGCAACCACATGCTGACTAAGATGGAAGAGCACAGCCGTATTTACGGCACTTCGGACGAACAATCTAACTCTGCGTGGTCCGGACTGGGCCAGTAACTTGCTATCCTGTTAGTAGCAGGTGTAAGTGCCGCAGGAAGTAATACCAGAGCAGTTACAAACGGTCGATCTCGAAGACGCCCCGTACCGGTGGAATACACCGGAGGACTATGTTGCGCTCGAACTGGTCAACCGGACGTTCAGGCAGTACGAGAACGGGCGTCGTTCGCACGACCAGCGTTGGCAGGTTGCCGACCGTCTCTACCACGGCTACGTCGAGAAGAGGTACTGGGAGGGGACCAACCGGGAGCGGGCCAACCTGGCCGTCCCAATCGTCTACGATCAGGTCGAGAGCGCGTTTCCGATCATCACCGAGGCACTCTTCGAGCACTACCCGACCTTCTTTGACGTGGTGCCAGAACCGGGCACTTCGCCCGCCGAGGCCGACCAGCAGAGGAACCTTCTGGCAGCCTTCTTTGAGCAGCCGTTTGATGCGTCCGGGCTTAATGCCATTGCCGAGATGTCGCTGGCTGTCAAGCAGCAACTTCAATACGGCGACGGCATTGTCGAGTTGGCCTGGGATTTCGGACTTAAACGCCCAGTAATCGAATGGGTCGATGTCAGGGACATTTTCCTCGATCCGCAAATCCCAGGTCCGGTTATCGATTGGTCGCCAGCGGTGATCCACCGGCAGAAGCTGTCGGTCGAGCGGTTGAGAGAGTTGAGAGGCGTCGAAGGGGTCAACATTCCGCCGGACGTCATCCTGAACCACCTGGCCAAGCGCCGAACGACCACGGCCAGCGAACAGACCAAGATGATGGCGGCAGCGGCCCGAAAGGAACGCCTCGACCTCCTGGAACTCAAGCCGGACCCCCGGCACCAGGAAGTCGACGTGTTGAGATACTGGGCCGACGACCGGCTGATCTGGGTCCTGGGCGGGGTCTGGGTCGCGGTCAACCAGCCGAACCCGTATGGCTTCAAACCGTACTGCAAGGCCCCGCTGACGGTCGTCACCGGCAGACCTTACGGGATGTCCCTGCCGGACGTCCTCGAAGGCGACCAGAAGTATGCCCAGGGCATCCGAAACGCACGCCTGGACAACCTGAACTTGTCCCTGATGCCGCCCAGAAAGCGGGTCGGCGGCGGCATTACCTCGCCGTCCAAGATCGCGTGGCGGCCCGGGCTGATTGACGAAGTCTCCAAAGCCGACGAATCGGACGTCTACCGGGTCGAAAATGTGACCGCTGACGCCTATCGCGAGGAGCAGATTATCCACGCGGGCGCGGCCAAGCGCACTGGCGTCTCAGAAATGGTCCAGTCGGGCGTTCCGACCCCCTCGAACGCCAACCGTTCGGCCACTGGAGTCTCGGCGCAGCAGCAAAATGTCTCGCGGCGGCTCAAGACAGCCGTGAAGAACTTCGAAGATTTCCTCATCGTCCCGCTGTTGTACAAGATGCGCCGGATGATGCAGCAGTATGCGCCCGAACAGCTTGAGGCTGTGGCCCCTACGGGCGAGTCATTGTCGATCCACAAGGCCACTTTGGACCGCCCGGTCAAGTTTGTCATGCAGGCGGCCAGCCGAATGGTCGCCCGGGACCGGCTGGGGATGTTCCTGCCGACTATTTCGCAGCTTCTGTTCAACGACGTAGTCTCCAAACAGGCCCAAATGCAGGGCAAAACGGTCGATTTTGGAGAATTTAACCGATTTTTCCACGATGCGACCGGAACTTCGCGGATTTACAACTTCTTCCGCGACATGACGCCCGAAGAGCAGCAGAAGGCCGCCCAACCGGACCCCGAAACGATGGCCCAGATGCAGATGCAGGAGCAGTCCAACCAGACCAGGCTCCAAATGGGCCAGATGAAGGCCCAAACGGACCTCATGAAGATCCTTCAGGAGGGTGCGGCCATGGGCGAGAAGTCGGCAGTCGAGGTTTTGAAGCTTTTGGGAGGCAGCAGTGGAGCTAACGCTGGAGCAGAGGCGGGCAATAGCCAGTCTGGCAACCGTCCCGGGGTACGAGGCAGTTCTTCAGGCAGTAATGGACGCAGCAAAAAGTGAATCGATGCGCCAGTTGCGCCTGATTGGCGATATGGAGCGGACTTATGGCACGGCGGTCGAACTTAGGACCATCGATGTCCTGTCAGAAAGACTTCGGAGCCTACCGAAGGAGTTAGTAAGAGAGCTACAGGAAGAAGGAGATCAGATTTATGGATAACGAGTTTCTAAAGCAGGCGCTTGGCGAACTGAGCGACGAGGATATTCAGACTTTGCTGGCGGAATTCGGCGGCGGCAAGCCGGACGAGAAACCGGTCGAAAAGGCAGCCCCCGTGGTCGATGAGAACCGGCTGGCCGACTCGGTGGCCGACAAGCTGGTCCAAAAGGCCAACAAGGAGCCCCGGCAGGCCCCCGCGCCCGAACCGGTCGAGTTTGACCAGGATCAATACGCCAAGCTTCTCGTTAAGGACGCCCGCAAGGCGCAGCAGTATCTCGAACAGGCGACCTATGGGGTGGCCGTCGGGCAGTTGGTCCCGGCCCTTGTGGCAGGTATGGCGGGCCTCGTGTCCAAGGTCCAGGAACTCGAACGGGGCTCGTTCAACTCGCAGGTCCCCGAATACGCCAACCCGGAAACCAGGGCCGTCATCGAAGCCGTAATGGCCGAGAACGGATGGGAGCCCTCCAGCCGGAACCTCCAGAACGCCGTCGCGATTGCTCGTGGTACTGGCCGACTGGAAGCCTCCGAAGAGCCCGCTCGGCGCTCGGGTCCTCCTCCGCGTCTCCCCCGGGCCAAAGGCCAGGAGATCCCCGAAATGACCGAAGAAGCGATCCTCGACCGGGCCGCCAAGATGTCCGACGAGGAGTTGGAGAACTTTCTCCTCCGCGCCGGTGTCATCCAGGGGCGGCATTTGACGTAAGAAAGTTTGCGCGAGTTACAACTTTTTTCTAACTCGTGCGTGTAAGTGATAACATGAAAGTGTAACCGCTTGTCGGTTGAGACTTTTTGGAGGCTGCATGGCATACTCTCCTGCCGGTAATCTTACTAGCACTGCAACGCTGACTCATCTTGCGTCGGTGTTTTATGAGCGGGCTGCTCTTACGCCGCTCCGCAAGGTGTTCATGTTCTGGAATCTGGTGGATAACCGGACGCTGCCGAAGCGCAACGGCAAAACGGTTCAGTTCTACCGCTACTCTCAGCTTGGTGCCAACACCACGGCAGCCACCGAGGGCGCGGTCGGTACCTCTCTCGAACTGACCAGCACCACGCTGTCTGCCACGGTGGCCCAGTATGCTGACTTCATCAGCTTCTCGGACCTCCTGGTTGACACCGCAATCGACAACGACATCATCGCCGTCGGTGCCGACCAGCTTGGCTATCGGGCCGGTCTGACGTGCGACACGATCCTCCGGAACGAGTTCGACTCTGTGGCGGCCTCGATTGACGTGACGCCCCTGGGCGACTACTTCTCGGGTGCCGACCTGGCCAACATTCGCCACAGAATGGCAGGCCTCGACATCATGGGGATGAACGGCGGCGACACCTTCCCGACCGTGGCGCACCCGTATGTCACCTACGACCTGATCCACGATCCCAACGTGGGCGGATTTGTGGATGTGAACAAGCAGCCTGGCGCGGCTGGTCAGTCGAAACTCCAGTCGGTTCAGGGTCGCGGGCTCCTGCTGCGGTTCAACAACTGCGAGGTGTACGAATCGACCAACTGCACCGTGGTCGCCGGTTCGCCCAACAAGTACCGGACCTACTTCGCCGGTCAGGAGGGCATCGCGGCTATCGATCTGGCCGGTCGCGGCCCGACCCGGTCCAAGGACCAGAACCGGCAGAAGTTCAACATCCACGTCATTCGCGAAGAGAAGCCTTCCATCGCGAACCCCGAAGGTAAGATCCGGGGCGCGGTATCTTACAACTTCGTCTGGGTGACCAAGATCCTCGATACGAACCCTTACCGGATTCGCAAGATCGACTTCCCCAGTTCTCTCGGCCTCTAAGTCTGTCTCCTGTCTCCCTTCCTCAAAGGCCCGGTAAAACGGGCCTTTTTTGTTTGTCTCCCTACTAACTCAGTTACAATTGAAATAGGGAGTTAGTGTGAAGGCTCAACTTACCACTGCTGCGCCGATAACCTGGTCCGACGGCGAATTATTCAACGGCTACATTCTGTTGATCCTGTCGCCGCCGACCGGCGCGGGAGCCCCCTTTGTCCTCTCGGGCACAGGGATGGCAATTGCGGTGCCGCTTCGTTTCTTTGTCAGGATCGTGGATGGTGTCATCCAGTCCCAGGACAAGATCTGGCGCACCGACAGCCTTCAGCCGCCCGGGGCGAGATACTCGTGCTTCTGGTACGCCTGGACGACCTCGCTGCTGGCCAGTGAGCCGACACTCTTTGCGGTCGAAGCGGACGAGTACACGATAACGCCGCCGACACTCACGGCACTCACTCCCGAAGTTACGGAGCCGACCCCATGAAGGACAAGTTCACAGCCTTTGTTGCGGCGGCGGCAGCCGGTTGGGCAGCCGTCCCGGTGCTCTTGCAGGCACTCATCTTTCTGACGATCATCGACGTGGCCACCGGCTACATGAAAGCGATTATCAAGAAGGATCTGGCCTCAGACGCGGCCCGCAAGGGCATGGTCAAGAAGGCGATGAACTTCTTTCTCGTCGGCACCGGATGGGTGGCGCACAACCTCATGGGGGTCCCGGTGCCGCTCGACCAAATCCTGGCGGGCTATCTGTGCTCCATCGAGATCATCTCGATCATGGAGAACTTTGACGACGCTGGAATAAAGATGCCGCAGGTAGTAAGAGACATTTTGAGGAAACGGGTGACATGAGAAAGAGTTCGTATATTGATTCGGAGTTACGGCAGCATAACAGGAAGATCGGGCAGCAGTTACAAAACCGGGCCATGTTGGCAGAGACGGCCCAGTATGAAGCCCGGCATGCCAGCCTTGTGGCGTCGAAAGATACCTCGGTCGCTAACGAGGATCGGCAGAAGGGCCGGGTATTTACGGCCACCGGATTTATGAGGAAGCTGCGGAAGCTGAACCGGGATTTGGTCCTGGTCCCGCACCCGCACCAGGAAGGGATTGGGAATCTGTATCTCGAAGTCGGAGATCAGCGGGTTCATCTGTTCCCTTGCCAGTCGGACTGGATGCCTGAGTGGTCGGTGATGGGCCGGGGCGAGGTCCGGCGGCCAGATGACATAGCCCGACCGGAAGGCTTCTGGAGCAAGATCCCGGTGCCGTGGCGCGAGGTCAGGCGCGGCTGGCGCACAGTTCTGGCCCGCTTGGTCCAGAAGAGACTGGTAAGCCTCGAAGCCGCAGAGCGCGAGTTTGGAGCCCCGACCGACAGAGAGTCGTGGGCACTGTTGACAGGGAAGCAGACCGGCACACCGGTCATCTGAAGGAGACACGATGGCACAGAACAACAGAAAGCTGGAAGGTTCGGCAACCGTAGGCGAGGGAGCGCTGCCAATTCTGGCGGCGGCGGCCCTGCAAAGCGCTGGCGCGACCGACGACAATCTCAAGGCTCTTATCAACGAGCTACTGAGCGATGCGGTCGAGAAACGGCGCAAGGAGAAGCAGCGACAGGAACGGCTGGCAGAGCAGGCCGTCCGCTCTATCGCGGAGCACGCGGCGATCAAGGAAGCCGCCAAGAGTCGTTGCAGCCACCGCAAGCAGGACGGCTCGACCCGGCTGGCCGGACAGCGCTTGTCCAACGGCCAGGAGGTCTTTGTTTGCCAGTTCTGTCAGAGCGAGTTTCACAACCCGCCAGCGTCTGGGCAGTCACCAATACCGCCCGGGCTCAGGCCGCCCCAGGACGAGATCGGAGGATAAGTGCCGACGCCGCAGCAAGCCCTCGACTACGCCAAGAGGTTCATCGGGAACATCCCGGTGGACGACAGCGCGATGAACGTGCGCATTCTCGACAGCGCACATAAGCGCTTGTGGATGCGTGCGCCCTGGCGTTGGACCGTAGGGATGCTCGAACCGGCGGCCATGGTGAACGGGCAACAGGAAATCAATCTTGTTGCCACGGCTGCCGATTTGTCGTATCTGCTGCACGCTCGTGTCGTTAATACGGACAATCCGCACGATCTTCAAGTTGTGTCGCATATTCCAGAGAATTATGGACTAATCTCTGGGCGACCGTCGCAGATTGCGTTTGTCTCCGGGACGCCACAGAAGCTGCGTCTGTCGCCATCGCCGTCTGGCTATACGACACTCCCGACTATCTTTTCGGCATATAAGCGCACCGCTACCGAACTGACCAGCGGGAATATCGGTAGTTCGTATTCGACTCTTGCTGGCGTTCCCGATGACTGGTTCTGGGTCTACGAGGAGATGGTGCTGTTGAGGGCGTTGCAGTTTGTGAACTCGCCCCGGGCCGGTTCGGTGACCGTCAACGGCAACCAGGCTCAGTACACCGGCCAGATGGGCGTGGTCGAGGCCGCCATTCAGGAAATGCTGGCGCACGAGAAGAAGTTCTTCGATTCGTTGGGAGGTCCGGTCAATGGCTAAGACGATGACGCCCGGGATGGCGCTGGACCTGTTTGCCGTCCGCGCCCCCAGAATCCTGACCGATGGTTGGGGTGCCAGGTTTTGTGACTCGGCACATGGTGACATCTGGGAGCGGTATCCGTGGCCAGAGACTCTGGCCGGCTTGACTCCGTTCTATCTCGTGTATGACTTGCAGGGGTACGGGGCACCAACTATCTCAATCCCGAGTGACTTTGACTATCTGCATGAGGCCTACCTGGCCAACAGCAATCGTCAAATCCGGGAGTTGAAGGTCCAGCGGCATCTGCCCACCACTGACATGTCTGGCTTCCCGACGACCATCATGTACAAGGAAGGTCAGTTTCTGCTCCACCCACGGTCGTCAGTGAGTCAGCCGGACTGGTGGGTCGGCGGAACTTACAAGAAGACCCCGACCAAGATCACCAACGCGAACCTGAACTCGTACACGCTGCCGTGGGAAGACAAGCACTTCGATGTCTTCCGGCAGGGGGTCGAGTGGCGCGTAAAGCAGTACCTGGGAGATCGCGACTGGATGGCCAGCAGGCAACTGTTTGAGCTTCTCCTGGAAGACATGGCGGTCGGAGAGGGGCTGGCGGCGGGACCGTATGTTGTCTCACCCAGCGAGAGTTTGGAACTCGGAGGTTGATTGATGAACGGACTTGCAGAACTGATCGCGAAGCTGTCCGGCAACACGCGCCAGAACGTCGAGCGGGCACGCCAAACGGACTTCTCGAATGCGCCGGTAATGATGGGCGATGCGTCCAATCCTGCTGTTCATGCCATGCTGCGCCAGTTGCTGACTAAGAGCGGTTTGAAGGGCGTTCTGAAGATGAACGCGACCGAGATGAAGGGGCTCGATAAGACGATGCCAACGATGGCCGACCCGGAGGTTACCGGGCTGGTTGACATGGCGCAGAAGTTTCCGGCGCAGGCGGCAGGTCGAACGTACAACGCACTTCGGGGGCTGCCCGGGGCCGACCATCTTCCCACCGGCGCGGCAGCGGCGACCGGCCAGGCAACCGGCCAGGTGTCGCTCAAGCAGTTGATTGACGGGATGGTCGAGAACGTGAACCGCACCGGAGCCAGCGGGCAGAAGCTGATGAACCCCCGGGCGCAGGCCAAAGAGCTTGATGCCCTGGTTGAATTCATGACCCAGTTCGCAAAGAAGTCGAAGTAATGGCAGACTCGTCCCAGTTTGATGTCCTGTGGCTCGATAACCTGACTCTCGGGTACGATGTTCAGACCAAAGAACTCTCTGACCGGCCCCGGATCGTGTCCGGCAACGACACCATCATCTCGTCTCGCGGAACGATTGACTCGCGGCCCGGGCTGTCGGTACCAGACAACCTGGCGGCAGCGACATCGATCTACAGAATCGACCGGCTGTTCGAGTACCGGATCAACCACCAGGGCGAACAGCGGACATATCTCCTGGCCAGTATGTGGGACGGGACTTACTGGACGTTCTACTTCAACCTCCCCGGAGACACCTCGATTAACAACTGGGACCAGGGGTGGCATAATCACACGACCTTTCTGAACGCAAACACGCTCGGGCCTCATGTGTCGCTCTTCCCGCACGAGTTTCTGGTGGCCAGAGACTTGGCCTTTGTACGGGCGGTGCCCGACCCGGCTGTCTCTCTCATTGGCACGTTTGTGTTCGACGGCTGGCCCTCGTTCTCCAGCGATACGCCGGTGTGGAGCCAGTGGGGGATTCCGGTCCCGTCGACTAATGCAATAGTCAATATGACCGGCGCGGCAGCCAGCGGTTCGACCTATACCACTCTGCATGGCTGGAAGTACTGCTACGCCGTCGTGAATTACCTCGGGCATGTCTCGTGCCGTGGGCCGCTGATTGACGTCTATGCCCAGCAGACAACCGGAGCTATCACAACGGTTGTCCCTCGGTACTTTGTGCTGGACCGACCGACTGACTTCATGACCATCGGCGGGACCGGTATCTCGGACACACTCTATATCTATCGGACCACGGACGGCGGCGGCAACTTCTGCAAGGTGGGCACGCTGGCAACAGGTGCCGGTGTCGCCCCGTTTTTGTTCGAGGACGAAAACAGCGGCGTGCTGACCTTTCCAAGCCCCCTCACCGACTTCGAGCTTGACCTTCGGGACATCGCGCCCGACCGGACGATCAACCATCCGCCCCCAACTGTCTCCTGGGGGAAGACTCCGTTTGTCGATGACGTCGAGCACTCTTCCACGATGGCTTACTTTGCCCGCCGGATCTTCTATGCCATCGGGAATACGATCTGGTTCTCGGGCCAGGAGGAGATCTACAACGGCATCCCTGAGATGTGCTTCCCGAATGCGTATGGCCTCGGTGGCAACAAGTGGATCGTGGACGAGAACATTGTGGCGTTCAAGGCCGTCTCGGATGTCTGCTATGCATTCGGCGTCAACAGCCTGTATTTCATTCGGGGCGAAGACCGGGCCAACCTGCGCATTGCTGGCCCGCTGAAGAACTTCGGTATGTCGCCGGACCACCCGTGGGCCGTGACAGCTTTGCGCGATGTCGTTTTTTACATGACGAATAACTACGACATTGCGGCCATTCTGCCGGGGGAGCAGCCCCGGGTCATCAGTGAGCCGCTCGGGAGCGAGTTTCGGGATTTGGTGACCTCGTCAGCAGACAAAAAGGTAGAGATTGTCCCGATGGTAAAGCACGGGTACGAGTGGCTGATTGTGGCCGTACACGATCACAATAACTCATACCTGTCGCGTCAGTATGTCTACGACCTCAAACGGGGCATCTGGTTCACGCCCTGGACGATGCCGATAACGGCCATCACGGTGGCCCATATACCAGAACCAGAAGTAGTGGTTGCGATCCCGGGTGCCAATCCCTTTGTCGGTGTGTACAAGGTAGCCGTGATCGACTTCGACGCCGTCGATGATTCCGGAGGGTACACGTTTACTCCCTCGTTCGCTACCAACCTGGTCAGCAACCCGTACGGGAACCATCTGAACGCCTTGCGGGCCCCCGGGCACAACCCGATTGTGTCTTATGCGCTGGCAGAGCGGACCAAGTTCTCGCCGGACAGCGAACCGACGGTCCAGTACCGGCTGGACGAGTTCTCGGGCGCGTGGACCTCAGTCTCGCCTTCGACGACGCCACCGTACCGAACCCAGAGCACATCGCACGGCGACAACTGGTACCCGATTCAGAAAGTCTGCCGACGGGTTCAGGTGCAGGTTACCGGCACAGCAGGCAGAAAGCTGTCCATCCAAAACCTCGGGTTTGTGTTCATGCCAGAACTGGGGGCCTGATGAAGAACGAAGACCGTATCCGCCGGGGCGAACAGCAGTCGCGAACTGGTTCGCTCTGGAACTTTATCGGGGCGCAGTTTGATAGCCGCATTCCGGTGCCGACCAGTGTCAAGGCCTCGACCTCGTTTAACACAACCTCGCGCCAGAACCGGGTGACGGTGACCTGGGTCGAAGAATACGATCCAATGCTGGACTACTACGACATCTGGGTCCGGCTGCCGTCCGGCGATCTGATCATGGCGCATACGGCCAAGGGGTCGCCCGCAGTCTGGGACATGGGGTCGACTGAGTCACTCGGGGCAGCCGTGGCATATGTCCAGCCGGTTACAAGGAACGGATTGAGACTGGACCTGGACCGGTGCCCCAGTGCCCCGTTTCTTTTGCAGATTTAAGGAAGGTGCGATATGGAACAAGCCGAAGAGCGAATCAAAGAAATTCTGGCTGCCGGTGTGACCCAAGAGCAGATTGTGAAGCTGATCCAGAAGGTCCAGAAAGAGGTCGAGTTAGAAGAGTGCCTGACTGAGATCAAGGCCATTGTCGCCAAGCCGGACTACTGGGACGAGTTGCGGGTGTACGTGATGGAGGACCATGGGCACGTCTGGCGGCAGGTTGCCCCGATGCTGCTGGGCGAGTTCGAGACGGCCCAGGGCCGAGAGTTGCTGCCGATCCTCCTGTTATTCGCCAAGTTAGGTTACGAACTTAGTAAGCGCAGTAAGTTCAACAGTTTCTAACTGATAAAATAGTAACAGAGGTCCACCTATGCCCAGCAGCAGCGTGAAAGAGGGTCGCTCCCAGGCGGCCCAGATGCGCGATTACATCCAGTTGTTCCTGTCTCTCACGCAGAACATGGGCGGCGAGGCGCGGCAAGAGATCATGAATGCCTTGGGCGCGGCAGGCCTGGGCCAGTTTCAGGAACTGATCGGTTTCTCGCAGGACTTCCGGGGGCAGTTGTCGAACATCTTTCGCGGGCTGGACCGGACCAA